GCCGTTTCGGATTGTGTGTTCGATAATGTTCGCTCCAACTGAGATCCCATCGCGTAGGCCCTCAGCGGCTTCCACGAGTAAATCATTACCCGCTGTCGTTTCAGCGATTTTCAGCTCGGCGATGATGCCTGCCGGGTTAGCTGCGTACTGCACTAACTTTCCGACTGGTCGTCGATTATCGTGCTCTAATAAAACTTTTACACTTTCGGGAATTTCGATCGAGCCGGCTTCAAATATGACTGGGCCCAGACTTGTCGCGCCTGGCACTCCAAACGGGACAATCTGACCGATGATGGTCCGAGTCTTTTGATCGCTTGCAGTAATCGAGCTAGTAAAATCTAATCTCATAGGATCGGGCTCTCTTTCGTTTGTGATGGCGGTGTGATTCCGTTATCTCCCGCGCCCTCAGTCCCGGCGGCATCGATATCAACTAAGTATCGAGCCTCCTCGCGGTTAATAATTCCGGCATTAAATAAGCTGATGGACATCTCCACGCGCTCTAAAGTGTTTCCGCGTAAAAAGTCATCAAGATCAAATCGGACGACCTGATTCCGAGGTGTTACATCGTCCATCGATAAACGATCCTCGACGACGCTTAAGTAATTGCGTAAACCAAAATCGACCAAACTGCGACGCTCGGAGGCGACGTTACTATATGTCGCCGATGAGTTTTCCGCGTTTAGATACCAAGCCGGGATACCCATTAGACGAGCGATCTCGCTTGATAGGTGCTGACGAGCTTCGACGAGCTGTAATTCGGCTGAGTTGAATCCTACGGTGTCGAGCTTGAGCGGTCCCTCGATATAAGCCGTTGAGCGTTCGCGACGAGATTGACGGAATACGTCGAGCAGCGAGGCTTTTTCCTCCGGGGTTGCGTTCATACCCTCATTAGTTATAACCATCGTCGGCACGGGTTCAGCTGCCATCCGATAAGCTGCGTCCTCTAATTCAAGAGCGGTCCTGATGGTAGTACCCGAGCGAGCTAATACTCCGCCTGCCTCAATAGCATTAAAAACGATCAAGCTGTTTAGTCCGCTGTTAGGTACATTTTTTGAATCTACTTGATATCCGGTGATAAGGGTTCCCAGATAGTTAATCTGTGGCAATACGCGGCGCGGATCGATTCGACGAGCTCGATAAGGTCGTCCATCCTCCGGCGACACGTCCATTACTTGCCAATAGGCCACGCCATAAAAGATCAGATCCTCGATCGTCATCGCCATCGTATTGACACGCGGGATCGCCGGATCCGGTTGAGTGATTAAAGTTCGATTGGTAATTTTTTGATCGGTTAATTTGTTATAGCTCTCGAGCGGGATAGTCGCGATTGATCCGCATAAGATGTTACGGCTACGAGCTACGGCCGGCACTCGCATCGCTTGTTCGACGCTTATTTGCACCGTCGGAATTATGGATCCGTATCCGTAAGTCATACCTGTACCGGTGTAGGTTGCATAAGAGGCGGTAATTACCGGATCGCGATCCACGGCAGCAGCCGGCAGCGATGAGCTATTAAGTCGTAAGGCGTTGAGTAGTCCCACGATGATAATTACATCAGCGTAATTAAACTAATCAAAATTATGTTACCGATTGGAGCGAGTCGAGACATAATAAAACACCCGGCCGCCAAGACGACCGGGTGCCTCTAACTTCCCTCAAAGTATTTTCATATTACAACACGGATGCGCTAATTTTCGGCCGCGGTGCTTCCGCGTGTCCAATAGCTAAAACTAGAGCTACGGCCGCCGATATCGGTGAGGTCGATGCACGTCTAGCGATTCGCCATCCTCCATCGGATGCCGGTCGCCTCGCGCAAGCTGCTAGATGTTGTCTGAGCTCAGGTTGCCCGGCGTGAATTATCCGTCCCATATTCATCGATGACATTGTGATATCGCATAAGGTCGCGAAATAAGCTGAGCTCCACGGCGTAGACTCCATCCGTATCCCGGCACGCTGTAAGTGAGGAGCTATGAATCCGGCGGTGTTCGGATCATAGGCGACGTGCTTGGCTCGATATTGACGAGCTAGTACGGCGATCTCGCTTGCGAGCTCTTTATCGTTGATCGGTGAATCCTTGACCCATCGATGTAAAAATACATTGAGAGATTCATCCTTTTCCTGCACGGTTACGAGATAAGCCTCGGTTCGGTTGAATACCAAGTCCAGTCCCATCCACGTCGGAGCGTTCGCATCCATAACGAGAGATTTATTAGTCCCGGCATCATAAGCGTCGAGATTCCACGGGCTGTCCAGAGCGGAAACCCATTGGCAAAGTAATTCCGTGCGAATCGTGTCCATATTGTCGCGCTCAATCGAATCCTCTAATGATTCCCACGAAACTAGATATCCGAGTGATGGATTTGCTTTTGCGATTTGCACCGGATCATCAATTCGGCAAAACGGCTCCGCGCTCCACTCATACCACCCGAGTCGCGGCGATTTATCAGCTAGAGCACGATTTCGGATGTCATTGAGTACGGTTGAGTTACCATCTCCCGCGTTTGAGCTGATCCAGGTTTGAGAGTTAATTCGAGCTCTTGTCGTCGGAGCTGCCGCGGCCCAAACAGGCTCGCCAATTTCGCGCAACTCATCAAGCCAAATAAAATCGGCCGAGGCCCCGCGAGGCCCGTCAGCTGTTGCAGCTAGGATCCCCAGTTTTCGGACTCTCTTACATTTACCGGAGCACGATTGCGGATAATGCTCACACCAAATCTCTATCGCTTCGGAGCCATTAGTTCGAGAGACTCTCTTGATGCGTTTTTTCATCCAGTCCACGCCCTCGATGAGCTTGACGATTTCGTTTAGATGATCGATCGAGAGCCGGCGATTTTGAGTAATCATATATTGAAACTCCTCGCCAAATATGAAAAGGCCGGCAATACATCTCATCCGGATCAAGTGAGATTTACCATTTTGTCGAGCTGCCAATACCCCGCAAGTGCTCCGGAGCCATCGGCCATCCTTGTCAATAGTTAGCGCATCATTTAGGACGCTTACTTGCCACGGGAGTAGCGGTGCTCCGACTACTTCGGCCAGTTGAGCTACTAGCGGCCCCAGGCTTTCGCCCTTGACCGGTTTGGTCCTTACTCTTGGATCCGACGATCCGTAAGTAGGCCTCTTGGATGTCTGAGCCATTTTGTGAATCCTCTTTCGATGTTAAGTCCTGATCTTGTCTCGATTTTGGCGTAAGTTGCAGCGCATCCATCAAGCTAGTAAGTCGAGCTAGTAAAGCCGGGAGATCTTTTGTCTCACCCATATCGAAAAGCTGATCGATTAAACGTGAGAGCCTGAGTAGAGCTGCGATCGCGCCTGTATCAGCTGATCCGAGCCAGTTGCCTGAGTTAGCTAGAGCGATCCGGACGTTAGCTTCGATCGTCGGGAGTGTTTGGTTAGTTTCCGACATTTTCCGGTCCAATTCGTCTCATCGGGGAAAAATGCCCGCCTGCGGGCGGGTGTCTTAGAGTGCCCCCAAAAAAAGCCATAGAGGCCGGTTTCAGGCGTTTTCCCTTGCTACGGTTACATCGGCGACACGAGGCCACTAAGTTGTCTAATTCATTGGTCCCACCGTGTATCCGGGCTATAACGTGATCGACCTCAGTCGCATCCTGTCCGCAATAGTTACAAGCGTACAAATCCCGCTCCAATACGGCCAAGCGTGTACGTCTCCACTCAGCTGACTTGATTGAGTTATTTTCCATCTTTAGCCTTAAGCCTCTCTAGCTCGTAGGTTTGCTCGTCGTAGGCCCTAACCATCTCCATAGCTATTTTCCGGTATTCCATCGCGGTATCACGCCAAGAGTCGATCATCTCATCAGCGAGGCGGATATGTAGTAGAGCTGCCTTAAGTACCTCAATATCGCGCTGACAGACTTCGGTCAGTTCGCTAATTAGTCCATCTCGTAAAGCAATTTCAATATCTTTAATATGACTCATCTTTATTCCTCAACTCTTTCAATGCTTTCATAATTGCTATTTGGACATAGATTTTCGCGTAAGTATCGATCTCAGCTTGTAGCTCTTTTGCCTGTTCAAAGTAACCATCTTGACCGGCTTTATCTCTTGCGTGTATAGCTATTTGCTGAGCTGTCTCGTTTATTAGTTTCGTTAGTGTGTCTAAGTTTTTCAAGATTTGTCCTGCCCTGATTTGCTTATGGGTAGAGGATGGCT